GAAAACATAAGGCGCATCCAGCGAACTTCCCCATATTGATACCTCAGTCATTCATGGCGTACCTATCAGCACAGGACGAATTAACGGTTGACCCCTTCGTCGGTTCCGGCACGACCATCATCGCAGCCGAGCGTCTGGGCCGTCGGTGCTATGCGATGGAGATTGAACCGAGGTATTGCGACGTCGCGATCAAGCGGTGGGAAGATTACACCGGGCAGAAGGCGGTGAAGGTCTGATGGCAAAACGCAAGCAGCCGGGGCTATATCCGACGCCTCAGAAGAAGGCGGAGTTTGAACTGCGCCGGTATCAGATGCTGGAGCTTTACAAAGGCGGTGCGACCGAGAAGCAGATCGGGGAGACCCTGGGCGTCGACAAGTCCCAGGTTCACCGGTCGATCAAGCGGGTCCTCAACGACCTCGCCGAGAAGTACAGCGGCATGGCCGACCAGATACGCGGGCTACAGATGGAGCGGTACACGACGCTCCTGTCCCGGTGGTGGCCCCAGGCTCTCGCCGGTGACGAGGCCGCGACGAAGATGGTGATGTCGATCATGCACCGGATCAGCGAGATCAACGGCGTGATTCCCAAGGAACCGTTAATCACCATCGACCAGCGGGCGATCAACCTGACCCAGGGCGAGGTCACATTCAGTATCGAGGCAGCAAGTGGCAACTACCTCAACGGCAACGGCCCCGACGGTGATATATCGGAGACCCAGCCTCTACCCGAAACAACAGGCGGCGATATTCAGCCCTGACCGCTACGGGATCATCGAGGGCAGTACGAAGTGCGGCAAGACTGTCGCCTGCATCGCGTGGATTCTGGAGCAGGCTATGGGCGGGCTGCGGGGTCAGGCGTTCTGGTGGATCAGCCCGGTCTATCCGCAGGCCAAGGTCGCCTATCGGCGGCTCAAGCGCGGCCTGGACGACACCCTGTACACCGCCAACGAATCCGAGCTAACGATCACGCTGGTGAACGGGGCGATCATCTCGTTCAGGTCTGCCGAGAAGCCGGACAACCTCTACGGCGAGGACGTCTACGCCGCCGTGCTGGACGAGGCGACGCGGATGCGGGAGGAAGCATGGCATGCGGTACGTTCGACCCTGACCGCGACCCGTGGCCCGGTGCGGATCATCGGCAACGTCAAGGGCCGCCGGAACTGGGCGTATGCCCTGGCGCGTCGGGCCGAGGGCGGGGAGCCTGGGTGGACATACGCGAAGCTGACGGCTTCGGACGCTATCGACGCGGGGATCGTTGACTCGGAGGAAGTCGCGCAGGCTCAACGGCAACTACCGGAGAACGTGTTCCGCGAGTTGTACTTCGCCGAACCATCCGACGACGGCGGGAACCCATTCGGGCAGGAAGCTATCCGAGCCTGCATTGGTGACGTCTCCGGCGATCCTCCGGTCGTCTACGGGGTCGACCTGGCGAAGAGCGTGGACTGGACGGTCGTGATCGGCCTCGACGCCACGGGAGCCGTCTGCCGGTTCGACCGATACCAGTGGCCCTGGGAGGAAACCGTCAAGCGGCTGGCCCAAGAGATCGGTGCGACGTCTGCCATCGTGGACTCAACCGGGGTCGGCGATCCTATCGTCGAACGGCTCCAGCGGGAACTGTCGAACGTGGAGGGCTACCACTTCTCCTCCCCATCGAAGCAGCGACTCATGGAGGGCTTGGCGATGGCGATCCAGACCGGGGAGGTCAGGTATCCGCAGGGCGTGATCGTCTCCGAGTTGGATGCCTTCGCCTACGAATACACCAGGACGGGCGTCAGGTACTCAGCACCGGACGGGATGCACGACGACTGCGTGATGGCTCTGGCCCTGGCGGTATATGGGCGTACAGGCGCGGCAGGGGTCGGGGTATGGTGATCATATATCTTCCGCTGGCGTGGGTCGTCAACGGTCAATCCGTTAACGGATACGCCAGGGCGTGACGGATGAAACCAAAGTGATGCGTTGTGTATGTTGCGGCAAACTCCTCGCGGAGAAGGCCGCTCCCGGTACGGTGATCGTGTGCAGCCGGTGCAAGACCCGCAACGAGGTGGATGATGAGTGAACTTATTGATGTAATGGCAGAGATGGGTAGGAGAGGCGTATGGGTGGAGGGATTTAATGAGGACAAGTCTAAGATCGAGCTTTCAAGCCCGGTTATTATCAGCGATGAATATATAGTCGACCTTCTTCTCACGTATAAACCAGTTATCTATTCACTGGTTTGGGTTCGCGACGATGGCAGTCGCCCTGGGCCTATGTTTGACGCGGTGTGATTCGTCGTGGTATCTTCCATGACAGTGGCCCGATCCGGCGCAGTGTCCGAGGCTCACGCCCGAACGCCGGTGGAGGTCACTATTGGCGTTCTGGGACACGCTGTTACGCAAGCAGCAACAGGAATTATCGACCACCGTTCCACTCAACCTCGACGTGGGGCAGGCCAGCTATCCTGATGTTAACTATGCCAGCTTCGCATCCGAGGGATACAGCAAGAACGAGATCGTCCACGCCTGCATCAGGGAGCTGGCGACCTCTGCGGCATCGCCCCGGTACTATGTCCAGGCTCCGTCTACTGACGGCGGCAGCGTTGAGGTCGAACGCGGCCTCCTGTATGACCTGACCACCAAGCCGAATCCCTATACCGACTGGTACTCATTCATTGAGCGGCTGGTCACGTTCCTGATGGTTGCGGGCAACGCCTACGTGATCAAGGAACGGGGCAAGGGCGATCAGGTCTCGGCGATGTACCTCCTACGGCCTGACCGAGTCACCATCGTCGCCGGGGACTACGGCGCAGAGAGCTACATCTACACCGTCGGCGGCATCGAGTACGGCGTCGAGGCGCGGGACATGTGCCATCTGGCTCTACCGAATCCCGCTGGCGATATCTACGGTCTCAGCCCTCTCCAGGTCGCGTCCCGCACGGTCAACCTCGACCTCAACATGACCGATTTCGCGAAGGTCTATTTCCAGAACGCGGGCGTGCCGAGCGGCTTGCTCAAAGTGAAGCGTCGCCTGACCTCCCAGGAGGAGGCGTCGACGATCCGATCGCGGTGGCGGTCGCAGTTCGGCGGGGTCAATAACTTCCACCGCGTCGCGATCCTCGACGATGATGCCGAGTATCAGCCGATGTCGAACTCGCCCAAGGACATGGAACTGGGCGGGCTGCACAACCTGACCGAGTCCCGCATCTGTGCGGTGTTCGGAGTCCCACCGATCCTAGTCGGGGCCAACGTCGGACTGCAGCGGTCGACCTTCAGTAATTACCGGGAGGCTCGGCTGGCGTTCCACTCCGAGACCCTGGAGCCGATGGTCGCGAGGATTCTCCGGTATTTCAACGCGAACCTATTCGACGAGTACAAGGGCAACGAGACCCTGGCGGTCGATTGGGCCGCGATGCGGGCAACGCTCGACGATCAGGCCGCGACGACGACCCGGCTGACAGCCCTATTCGCGGGCGGCATCATCACGCTGAACGAGACGCGGGAGGCATTGGGATTCGACGCGGTCTCGGAAGGTGCGCTTCGGCGTATCCCGTCGAGCGTCTTTGAGGTTGCCGAGGGCGACGCTGCACCAGTTGCGGTAGATGCCGCGCCGATCGAACAAGCCCACCCGATTCTCGCCCAGGTCAAAGCTCCTCGCGTCGTCCCTCGCGGTCGTATGCTGGCTCGTCGCATCCTTGAGGAACGCGAGGAGGAAACCGACGCCCTGGCAGCTAAGACCCTCACGCATTTTCGCGGTATCCGCAACCGGGTCGACGGCATCCTGGGCCGTCACATGGAGCGGCAGACCACCTCGACGAAGGCGTACCCGTTTGAGACCGTCGACATGCTGCCGCCGATCGAGACCGGGAACATGGAGAAGATATTAGAGGCCGCATATCGCCGGGTCTCCAAGCGGACGTTCAGCGCGATCAACGACGTGGGCGTCGCCGGGACTCTCGACTGGAGCGACAAGCTGCCGACGGTTCAGCGGGTACTGACCCAGGCACCGACACGGGCCGCGATGATCCACCGGACAACCTCCAAGGCCATCGGCAGGGCGGTCGGTATCGGCCTGGAACGCGGGTACTCGATCGAACAACTGGCGCGGGGCGTACCGGACGACAAGTTCCCCGGCATCCGTTCGATCCTGGGCGAGACCGAGAACCGGTCAAGGCTGATCGCCCGAACCGAGATCATGAGGAGCCAGAATCAGACCACAGTCGGATTCTACAAAGAGCAGGGCTTCGGATATGTGCAGGCTGACGACGTAGACGGCGACCCTGACGACAACTATATCGACCCAGGCGATCCACACGGGCGCACATGCGCTGAACGTCACGGTCAGGTCTACGCGTTGGACGCCGCCCAGAATATCGACGACCACCCGAACGGGACGCTCAACTGGACTCCAATGCCACGCGGATATAAGCCGGAGGAGACTCTATGATTCACAAGACGATGATCGCGAGCGCGAAGGCCGTCGATGAGGCCGAGGGGATCGTTGAGGCGTACACCAACTCGATGGGTGTGATCGACGCCGACGGCGACATCGTGGAGCCGACCGCCTTTGATTCCTCTATAGCGGGCAACCTCCCGATCCCAGTCCTGTCCGGTCACGATCAAGGCAAGCTGGTCGGTAAGGTCGTATTCGCACAACCCAGACATATCGAGGGCGACGAATATCGGCTGTTCACGCGGATGCAGATGAACATGGACACTCAGGCAGGCCGGGAGGCGTTCAGCAACGTCGCGGGAGATTTCGTCAGGGAGTGGAGCGTCGGGTTCAACATCCCGAAGGACGACGACATCACGCACGAAGGCGAGGACGTGTCGACAGTGATCCGGCGCATCGGGAACCTTGACTGGGTCGAGGTTTCGTCGGTAATACGTGGGTCGTCTCCATCGACCTCGACAGTTGCGGCTAAGACTGCACCGACAACAACTGAGGAGAAGGGCGCGATCCCGTCGCATCTGACGGCATGGGCCGAGGATGCCTGGGACGGTCAACTGATGCGGGGTCGGATCAAGGGTGGGGCGGCGATCCTCAGAGCGTCCCACGCCTGGGTCGATCCAGAGGGCGACCCAGAACTCAAGGCGAGCTACAAATATCTGCACCACCACGTCGGGCGTAACGGCAAGGGCGGTGCTGCTAATGTCAGGGCGGTCACTACCGCTCTCAGCAACCTCAACGCTCGCAAGACGTCGATACCAGAGAACGACCGGCGCGGGGTCTACAACCACCTCGCTCGCCATCTCCGCGACGCGGGTCGGAAGCCGTCCGAACTTCGGTCAGCCGAACTGCCCGACCACTCCAAGCCGTATCCGAATTTCCACGCCTGCAGGATGCGGGAGCCAGGCGAGTTCGACCGATTCCGCACCGCCGCCGAGACCATCGACGACAAACCGGTCGAGGTGCTATACGGCAGGGAGACAGAGACCGGGGATTGGGCCATCGCATCGTACCGCCTGCCTCTCGATGACTGGACAGAGGCCGAGGCTCGTGCGTTCTGCACGGATCACGATGGCATTAAATTTGAGCCAGCAACCGGCGAGGACGACTCCGACGCAACGGACGAAGCCGCCTCCGACACGGCCCCAGAGGTCGCCACGGACACGGCAGAACGATCGTTGCGCCTACAACGAGCCAAGCTCGCCCTGCATGGAATACACCAAGCGAAGGAGTTGTGATTTGAACACCAAAGAGACGAGACAGGAGGCCAACGCCCTGCTCGGTCAAGCGGAGACGGCTCTCACCGGCGGCAACGTCGAAGAGTTTGAGCGCATGATCGGCGACGCGCAGGCCAAGATGGAGGCCGCCGACAAGGTCGATCAGGCCGCGTCCCAGTTGAAGGTTCTCCAGGGCGAGTTCAGTCGCCCGACCAACAGCGTACCGATCGCCGACAAGGACGTCGCGGCATACGACGCGAATGACACCGGTGCGATTAACAAGGCGTCCTACAAGCCCAGTTCCTGGGTTAAGGGACTCCCGGCGATGGCGCAGCCGATGTGGGTACAGGAGCAGATGGGAAGTACCCAGAAAGAGGAGGCCCGGTTCCAGACCGACACGTTCGTGAAGTGGTTGAGGTCTCCGTCCGACGACGTGTTCTGGAAGACCGCCAGCGTAGACGAAGTTAAGGCCATGCAAGAGGAGACGGATGCCGAGGGCGGGTTCTTCGTCCCAGAAATGTTCATCAGCAGCACAATACACGACCCAGGAGTACCGGGTTCTCAGCTTCGGCCCCTTTGCACGGTGATCCGCGTGTCGTCCAAAGACGGCTATGTGCCGACGATGGGCAGCGCGACCTGGGCAGCGATCGCCGAGGAAGCCGCCTTCTCCGACCAGACTCCCGTAGTCGGTCAGGTTGCTTTCTCATTGGAGAAGTCCGGCGGTCTGGTCAAGACGACCCGTGAGTTGCTGGAGGACTCAGCGATCAATCTCCCGGCTCTGCTAACGCAGATATTCCAGGAGTCCGCGGGCAGGTTTGAGGACGTGGGCATCATCAGCGGGAACAACACCACACAATACGCAGGGATCATGTCCGATTCCGACGTGGCGTTCTACACGATGGCCGGATCGACAAGTGTCGTCGTGGCAGACCTCATCGGCACGTTCTACGCCTTGGAAGCCCAGCATCGGGCGAACAGCACCTGGGTCATGAAATCGGCTATTAACTCGCTGATTAACCAGATTCAGGTCACCGGAAACGGCGTCACTGGGATCGCCAACATCACCACCGCTCCGTCAGCGTTCATCCTGGGTCGGCCAGTGGTGGATACCGACGTCACCAGCGGACTGGGCGGCAACATCACCAGCACCGAGAAGATCGCGATCTTCGGGGACTTCCGGCAGTACTACATATTCGACCGGGTCGGATTCACCATAAGGCGCAATGACAGCCTGTACATGGAGAACGATCAAGTGGGCTTCTTTGCTTCACGGCGAGGCGACGGTCAGGTCGGACTGGCGGCAGCGTTTAAGATTCCCAGAGCCGCATAGTTTAGCGGCAACAAGTGGGGGCGGGGCTTCGGCCTCGCCCCCTGGTCGGGAGGAGATTTATGGCAAAGGCCAAGAGCCTGGTGAATGTCACGTTCGGCGCAACCGGGGAGGTGTACGAGATGGGCGAGGTCTACGACGTCCCCGCCGCACTCCTCAAGAAATACCCTGACTATTTCAAGAAGCAGTCAGCGAAGCCCAGGAACAAGCAGGCCGCGACCGGGGAGAATAAATAGTGGCGACCCGTCACACATACGCGACCGCTGACGATCTGCGGGATTACCTTGCCGGCACGAGCTACTCGTCCGGCTGGACGTCTGACGCGGGTTCGATACGGCGCATCCTGGAGGCGGCGAGCCGGAGGATCGACGACTACTGCGGCGGCGGTACATTCGGGCCGCTGACCGAGACTCGGTACTACGACATCGGAACTGGTAGTCTGCGAAACTCTCCGCAGTATCAGATTGTCGCGACAACGGACGACATCAAGACCTCTATGTCGACTCCCGGCGTCGTGCCGCTCGACGGCTGGATCGTCAGCCCGACCACGGTCACGGCATACGGCGCAACCGACCGGGCGACCTCGGAGACGTTGACTGAGGGCTACAACGCGGACTTCTGGCTGATGCCCTACAACTCAACACCGAAAACGATCTTGAAGTTGAACGAGGACACGACCAAAGGGTTCGACGCAGGCCAGCAGACCCTCTCGATCCTCGCCACCTGGGGCTACACCGCTGACACGGTCAGTGTCACCACTTCTGATGCCATAGGATCAACAACGGCGACATCCGCGTCGGTAACGTCTGCGACCAATCTCGGCCCCGCGCAGACCATCCTTATCGACTCGGAGCAGCTATATATCACGGCGATCTCTGGCAATACCCTGACCGTGGAGCGGGCCGTCAATGGCACGACTGGAGCGACCCATAGCGGCGGTGCATCACTCTACCGGTACGACTATCCGGAGCTGGTCGTCCAGGCCTGTCTCGACCTGTCCAAGATCGTGTTCCGCGATCGCGACCTGGGGACAGTGACGACTATCGGCTCCGGCGACGCCGCGATCACAACCGCAGCCGGGGAGATCAATTCGATCCTGATGACCCTCGACCAGTATCAGGCGACTGGCATATCCAGCGGGGTCTTCTTCTAATGCCACCTCCGGCAACGACGTTCAAGCTCAAGGGGCCGGTCTTTGGGACGCCCACCCAGGTCGGTCTCGGATTCACCGAGGCGGTCAACCAGGGACTGCTCGACCTCGCGACCATCGAGGGATCGAACAAAGTTCTGGAGCAGTTGTGGGGGCCACCGGTCTCGCAATACAACAAGGCTCCACGCGCTTCTAAACACGGGCGCAAGACCGGTGAACTGCGGCGTCACATCGGGGCCACAGTACCCGAGGACGGCATAGCGGTTATCGCGGCTGGTGAACAGCACGGTCGGCAGAACCTTATATATTCCGCGTGGGTCGAGGGAATCAGTAGCCGGAATCAGAGATCGACGTTTAAGGGCTACAAGATGTTCCAGAACGCATATGACCACATCAACAATAATCCGAAGCTGTACGAAGACTATATCGGGGACGCTCTGATCGAGGCGTTCGATTGAGCCGGTCAGGGGCATTGGCCCAGATCGACACGCTCCTCGCGGCGATCTCCGACCCGGCCTTCGTGGCGGTATATCGCGGGGAGCCGCTGGCGATCTCAGGAACGCCGGTGTTGGCGTTCTGGCTGACCGGTCGCCGGGACGACTTTGAAACCCTGGGCGACATCGGGTCGCGGGTATCGGTCACGGTGCGGGCATATTTTAGGATGCAAGACTCGGCAGATGTTCGCGAAAGTATCGAGGAAGCGGTTTGGGATGCGATGGTTCAGATCGACACCCAGCTTCGTTCGGACGCCGACCTCGGCGGGAACGTCACCGACTCGTCAGTCGGGGCCGCTACGGTCGGATATCAGAATATGAGCGGCGGGGTGTTCCGCACGGTGACCGTCCCGTACGAGATGGAGCTATTGGGCGAGATCACTATCACACCGTAACGGCCCCAGGATGACCAGAGAGCGATTTAATCACGGAGGACGGGTATGGCAAAGGTAAACGGGCTGAACGTCCGGCTTTACGTCGAGGGATATGACCTGTCGGGCGATGCCAATGCCTTGAATGGCCTGGGCTATACGTCCGAACTCCTCGACGTGACAACGCTCGACGTCGAAGCCAAGAAGCGGATTGTCGGGATCGCAGATGCGGAGATCAGTGTCGATGCTTGGTTCGATGCAGCGTCGAACCGATCCCACGCGGTCTGGACAAGCAACAGCGGCAAACAGCCGACGGCTGATCAGGAAGTTCTCATTCCGATGGGGTCAGCGGTTGGCGATCCCTGCGTCGGTCTGATCTCCAAGCAAGGAACATATAGCACGACCCGCTCTCCTGGGTCTGCCATATCTGCGAATGTAACCTATACGACATCGAACGGTGCAGGGCTAGATTTTGGAACCATGCTGACCGCCCATGATGACACCCATTCGTCAGCGGGTTCGGGAACGGTTGTTGATGGTGGCGCGGCAACGTCTAACGGCGGGGCCGGGTATCTGCAAGTGCTTAGCGTTGCCTCTGGCAGTGTCACGGTCAATTTACAGGAATCTACCTCCAGCGGTGGTTCATACTCCAATTTCATGACGTTCTCAACTGTAGCAACAGCGGGTGCGCCGACATCGGAGAGGCTGACGATGGAAGGAACAGTTCAGAGGTATATAAAAGTAACGACGACGGGGACATTTAGCGACGCGAAGATTGCAGTGGGATTCACGCGACTATAGGAGGTCGAAATCATGGCGAAGCAGAC